GGCATGAGGGTCCGCATCATCGTCGAAACACCGAACGACGACCGCCTGCATTGGCCGCTGATCGGCGGCGCGCTCATGGAGTACGTGCAGCGCGTCGAGGAGAACCACCGTTCTTGTTGGGACAGGGGCGACAACATCGGCATGGATGGCGGGCCCAACACCCTCGTCGTCAAGTTGCCAGAGGGCGGCGAGGTGCGCGTAACCGAGCAGCGGGTGGATATCGAGCATCGCGTGCGGAAGATCAACGAGCGCCTGCCTCGATGGCTACGCCCGCTGTGGCCGCCCATTGCCGCGTTGTGGTTGATGTTGGCCGGCGGAGAACGCGTATGAGCCACGTTGCCCGCGCCGAGCGCTTCGTGCGCTGCACGCTCGCCCTGCAGAACGGTGCCGTGGTGACCGCCGGCTACCTCATGGAGCACTTCGGCGTTTCGGCCGCCCAGGCGAAGCGCGACCTGAACGAGATCGAGCGCCTGCTTCCGGTCCACCGTGACAACGGCCGGCTGCGCATCCTGCCGCCGGGGGGTGGCCGCATGAGGCGCATCGACGCACAGATGGCGTTCGTGAACCCCGACGCGGTGCTGGTCGAGCTGAAAGTCACCATGTCCCTCGGCGACTGGAAGGCGCTGCGCGACCAGCTGGACCCGTCCCATTTCCCATCGTGGCCGCTGCGCGCGATGGTCACCGATCTGATTGCCGCCACCGAGGCGCGCTCCTATGCGCAGAGGGAACTACCGGCACCATGACCCGCACCTTCTCGACCACGAACGTAGTGCTCGATGCCCGTCGCCAGCTACCGAGCCCAACCATCTTTGCTGAGGACTTCAGCACCGAAACACCGCCGAGCCTCGCGCTGACCGAGGCCGAGCAGGCGCGCATCGCTCGCGCCGGCATCGACACGCGCCACCTACGCTACTTCGGCTCGATGCGCGACTTCACGGAGTGGCTGCACGAGGTCGGCGCAGTCGTCAACCGCTGCGTCGTGCTGGTGGAAGCGTGAGCACCGGGCCCGAGCAGCCGCCGCGCGGCCCGCAGCACTCGGCGATCGCCGCGGCCGAGCCGAACGCCATGGCGTCGGCGCGCAACGCCTTCCGCAAAGGCTCTATCGGCGGGATCCTCACGCGCATCAACGGGCGGCCGGTCATGCTCATCATGCGGGCCGACTTCAAGGGCCGCACGTTCGGCATCCCGAAAGACCGCATCGGCCTGTACGTCGACGAGAAGCTCGGCGCCGCGCGCCCGGCGCTCGTCGCCAAGGCGCAGGAGATCGTCAAGCACATTGGCGTCGATCCGCTCAACACGAACATCAACGACGTGATCGACATGGTGCTGTTTCAGGCGCCGGACCTGCTCAAGATGGAATTCGGGCAGTGAAGGGAAGCTTCGTGATCCTCATGGGGCCATGGGGCTACTCGGGCCCGATACCGGCCGAAGCGTACTTTGCGCCCCCGCCCGTCGCGCGCGACGAGGCGGACCGGGTATTCAACTGCGCAGGTTGCGGCGCGCACGACTTCGGGCTGAACCGCCCGCACTGCCCGCATTGCGGGTACGAGGAAAAACGATGATCCAGATCGGCGGCGATAAAGCCTGGCGGCAGTTCGTCAAGGGCGACATCGTGATCTCCTTCCATTGGGTGAACGGCGAGCCGGCCATGTGCCTCTGGCCGAAGCGGCAGTCGTCGCTTCACCGCAGCGCCTACATCATCTGCCTGTCGGCCGCGTACAAGTACGCGAAGCCCAACGGCTATCCGACGCCCGAGCTAATCCCCATGTGCATCGCGGCGGCAAGGGCTATGGGCATGGACAGCGGTAAGGACACCGTGAGAAGAATCGCCGACGCGATCCTCGACTGCCTGCCCGAGCTGGTGAAGATGCCGCCCGAGGAAATGGTGGCGCCGAAGCGCACTGACCGACCGATAGGCGAAATGTCCCTCTACAACCACGGCACGCTGGTCCATCAAGCCGAGGTGCACGCCCCGACGCCCGAGGAGCTCGCGCAGCGGGCGAAGCGCTACAACTATGGCGACTGAGCGCCGACCGGCCTACCAGGTGCGGGTGATGGAGGAGAGCGCCGAACTGGCCGCTCGCCTGCAACGCTTGCGCGACTTCACGGAGTCGACGGAGTGGAACACGCTCAGCGCGGACGAGCAGGAGCGTCTTAGTAGGCAGGAAACCATCATGAACGACTACCTCGGCGTGCTGCGCGAGCGCATTGCTGCCTTCACCGCGTAGACCCATGGGCATCGAGAACCACACGGCGCAGACCCGCCTCGATTACGTCGATCGCCGTGGCGTCGACTACCCGGCCGAGAACAAGGGCGATCAGGCCAAGCTTCACGAAATGGACAAGCCGGCGGCGCAGGAAACGCACCGCACCCTGATGTCGTGGTTCGAGCAGGAACGCGAGCGCCAGCTGGAGAACCGGCGCGAAATGGCGCTCGACTGTGACTTCTACGACGGCCTCCAATGGTCGTGGGAAGACGCGCGGGTGCTCCTCGAGCGCAACCAAAGCCCGCTCGTCTACAACCTGTCGAAGCCCATCGTCGACTGGATCATCGGTAGCGAACGACGGCTGCGGGTGGACTGGCGCGTGCTGCCGCGCGCCGATGACGACGTGGAGGGCGCCGGCGTCAAGACCAAGGTGCTCAAGTACCTGTCGGACGTGAACAAGACGCCGTTCCAGCGCTCGCGCGCGTTCGAGGACACCGTGAAGGCTGGCGTCGGCTGGCTCGAGTGCGGCGTGCGCGGAGATCCCGGCGAGGAGCCCATCTACGGCAGGACCGAGAGCTGGAAGCATGTGTGGTGGGATTCGTTCGGCGAGGAGATCGACCAGCGGGACTGGCGCTATATGTTCCGCGTCAAGACCCTCGACCTGGACATCGCCGAGGCGTTCTTTCCAGACCGCAAGGGCACCATCCGCATGGCCTCGTTCGGTCAGCGCATCGACCGGATGGAGGACGATGAGGAGTTCTGGTATCTCGGCGAGCAGTATTCCCGGGCGCGCGATCGCCTCATATCGTCGATGGGCTCGTCGCGCCGCGTGTGGTACACCGACGTCAACGTGTCGTCCGCGCGCCGGCAGCGCGTGAGGATGTACGAGGGATGGTATCGCAAGCCCATGACGGTCAAGATCGTGGACGGCGGGCCGCATCACGGCGCGATCTACGACGGCCGCCACCCCGGCGTCGCCATGTCGCTCAAGAAGGGTGTGTGCGGCCTCATCGACCGGACGATGCTGCGGATGCGCTGCGGGATCTTCACCGAGAACGGCATGGTATACGACGGCGAGAGCCCGTACCGGCATAACCGCTTCCCGTTCACGCCGATCTGGTGCTACCGGCGCCAGCGCGACGGCATGCCCTACGGCCCGCTGCGCAACCTGCGGGATCCGCAGGAGGACTTCAATAAGCGCTCGTCGAAGGTGCTTTTCATCCTGTCCTCGAACCGCGTCATTGCCGACCACGATGCCGTCGATGACCACGAGGACGCGCGCGAAGAGGCAGCCAAGCCCAACGCCTACATGAAGGTGAAGGCCGGCCGCCGCTTCGAGTTCGTGCAGCAAACGCAGCTCGCGGACGCGCACTTCAAGGTCGCCCAGATGAACATGGGCGTGATGAAGAATATCGCCGGCGTCAACGACGACAACCTCGGGCGCGCGACCAACGCGGAGTCAGGCGAGGCGATCAAGGCTCGGCAGTCCGAGGGCGCGCTGCAGACCCTCGGCATCTTCGACAACAAGCGCCTGGCCATCCAGCTTGACGGGGAGAAAACCCTGTCGCTCGCCGAGCAGTTCATGACCGAGCCGAAGGTGATCCGCCTGACCGGGCAACGCGGCAAGCTCGATTGGGTGAAGATCAACCAACCCGAGTACGACCCCCAGACCGGAACGGTGCGTTTCCTGAACGACATCACGGCGACGATGGCCGACTTCGTGGTGGACGAGCAGGATTTTCAATCGACGATGCGCGAGGCGCTGTTCGAGGAAATGATGGCGCTCATCAGCAAGCTGCCGCCCGAGGTCGGAATGAAGTTCCTAGACCTGGCCGTGGACCTGATCGACATCCCAGGCAAGACCGCCCTCGTGGAGCGCATTCGCAAGATCACCGGCATGTCCTCGCCCGAGGACGAGCAGAACCCGAGCCCCGAGAAGAAGGCGGAAATGGAGGCGGCGGCGCGCCAGCAGCAGGAGGAGCAAATGCTCGCGCGTGAGGCCGTGCTCCTCGAGCTCGCCGAGCGCGCGGCGAAGGTGCAGAAACTCCTCGCTGAGGTCGACAAGATCCGCGCCGAGGCGCTCGCGGCCGCCGGCGGCGAGCCGGAGAGCGACCCCGAGGCGCAGGCGCTGCGCGAAGAGGTGGCCGGGCTCACGGCGGAACTGAACAACCGGCGCGACGAGATCCTCGCTGATCTCGAAAAGCACCGCGAGGACATAGCCGCGCGCGATCGTGAGAACGCGCTGAAGCTCGAGTCCGAGGAGCGCAAGCACCGGGCGACGCTGGAGGCGCAGCGCGACCAGGGCAAGGAGCAACTGGCCTCCAAAGAGCGTCAGGCGAAGGATGATCGGGCGTCGAAGGAACGCATGGCTGATCTCGACCGGCGCGTGAAGGCGGCGGCTGAGAAGGCTAAGGCGAAGAAAGCCAAATCAAAATCCAAGGAGAAGTGATGGGAACCGGAGCGGTATCGCAGCAAGACGTTGATCGCGTGGGGCTATCGCCCGAGGAGCTGGCGGGCCTCGAACAGGATGACATCGTGCAACACGACCCCTCTCGCCCGAGCAAGGCCGAGGTCGAGGCGCTTGAGCGCGAGTTCAAGAAGGGCGACGACGACGACGGTAACGCCGACGCCGACGCCGAGGCGAAGAAGAAGGCCGAGGAGGAGCAGGCGGCGGCGAAAAAAGCCGAGGAAGAGGCGGCGGCTGCGAAGAAGAAGGAGGAGGAAGAGGCTGCCGCAGCAGCGGCGAAGAAGGTGGAAACGACCGCCGCGAGTGCCGAGCCCGACGAGCCTTTCGCGCCCGGGTACGAGGCGCCGGCCGTCGAGGACTACGACAAGAAGGTGGCCGACATCGAGGGCCGCATCAAGGCCGCCGAGGTGGAATTTAAGGCGGGCAACAAGACCTTCGACGAGTTCCGCGAGATCGAGCGCGCTGCCAACGAGGAGCGTCGCAAGCTCGACGAGGCGCGCCTGAAGCACGAGATCTCGAACGAGCAGAGCGAGCAGCGCGCGGCTGCGCGCTGGAACTACGAGTGCAACCGCTTTTTTGCCGACACGGCGAAGAACGAGGGCATCAACTACAAGGCCCCGGAGAACCGGGCCCTGTGGGCGGCGCTCGACCACGAGGTGAAGGAGCTGGCGAAGGACGAGGCGCACGGCGACAAGTCCGGCTCGTGGTTCCTCGCGGAAGCGCATCGGCGCATCAAGACGCAGTTCAACCTCGGTAAAGCGGCGCCGGCGGACGATCCGGCGGCGAAGGCCGCCGAGGAGGCGCGCAAGAAGAGGGAGGCCGAGGAGGCGGCGGCGAGGGAGCGTAAGGGCGCAAAGCCGGCCGCCACCCAGACGCTCCAAGGCCTGCCGAACGCCGAGGCTGACAAGGGCGCGGACAAAGACGAGTTCGCGCACCTAGATGGCCTCACCGGCATGGATCTCGAGCGTGCGCTCGCGCGCATGGCGCCCGAGGATGCCGAGCGCTACCTCCGGGCTGCGTAGCGGGTGAAAACGCTTCACGTCGAGCTTCGGCCTGGCGAGCACGTCATGATCGGCGGTGCGCGCGTCACGCTCAAGGAAAAGAGCGGGCGCGCCGCGCGCATCGAGATCGTCGCCGAGGAGACAACGAAGATCGACGCGCCTATCCGCGTTAAGACCGGGCAGCGGCAAGCAGTGAAGGGGCTGCCCGGTTAGCGCATCCCCTTGGCGTGCGGCCATTGCGCGCCGGCACGTCGTCAGGACAATGAGCGGCGTCTAGTACCGAAGAAGCGGGCGCAAGAGTGCCCTGAAGAGTTCGGTGAACTTTTTGGGAGCACTACTGTGGCAAAGACCGTTATCGGCGTCGGCGACGCCAAGGCAGTAAAGCGCTACTCGGCGTTCCTCGCGGTGGATGTGGGCCGCGAGTCGTACTTCAACCGCAAGTTCATGGGCGTGGGCGTCGAAGCCCAGACCCCCCTGCAGGTGCTCCCGCACCTCGAGAACGACGCGGGCGACACGATCTCCTACGACCTGGTGATGCAGCTGAAGATGCAGCCGGTCGAGGGCGACAACACGCTCGAGGGCAAGGAAGAGGATCTGAAGTTCTACACCGATTCCGTGACCATCGACCAGATGCGCGGCGGTGTGAACACCGGCGGCCGCATGACCCGCAAGCGCACGATCCACGATCTGCGCAAGGTGGCGCGCGTGCGTCAGTCGGAGTGGTGGGCTCGGATTTTCGACGAGCTCTGGTTCATCTACCTGTCCGGCGCGCGCGGCGTCAACTCGGACTTCATTTTCCCGACCACGTACACCGGCTTCGCCGGTAACGCGCTGGTCGCGCCGGACAACAAGCACCTGCTGTACGGCGGCTCGGCCACCGCGAAGGCCAACCTCGCGGCGGCGGACAAGTTCAACCTGACGCTGATCGAGAAGGCGGCCACGGCGTCCAAGACGCTCGGCGGCG